GTCCAGAAATGAAGGGACCAAGTGATATCACTGACATTCTATCTGGATTAAAGACAAAAACCATTAACATTCAACAACCAACTACACCAACCAATCAAAATGACAGTAGCACCATTAGTTTTAATGACTTGAAAGACTTGCAATCCGAGGGTAATATGCCAAAAAGAAGCGGAAGAAGAAAGAAGTCCGCTAGTAACACGGTTAGTTTAGACATCTAATTATAAAAAATCTTAGTCTGGCTGAATCATAACCTCTATTTTGTAGTTGCATTAGACCTTTTATAATTATATCTATAATAAATATAATTATTCTAACCTAATCTAACCTATTTTATACTACATAGAATAATTTATTATTTGCGACCAATTACTATTCGCATCGAATATATATTGAGCAAACGATTTAGTGTTAAAGTATCTATCAAATCTGTCTTTCTCACACATAACAAATTTTATATTTATTTTTATATAAAAACCTATTATATATTCTATAAAATACCCCGACTTATTTGACTCTTTTCTATTCACTAGTCTAAGCAAAATTCTATAAGACCCTATTTTCATAGGTGTAGGAATACTCATTACTACTTTATAGCGTTCATCCTTCTTATTTAATCGATTAATATACTTACCGTTTCTATACACTACTACATCGGTGTAGTTAATTATATTGTGTATCAATTCATCTGGAAGATTCTTGAATTTATCTATTAATTCGAGTTGCATCTATTATATTACCTGTAAGTTTTTAAAGTTATTTTTAATCTTATTTAATAATGCCATAAATGGTGTCTTATCTTGTCCATAGAGTAATGAATCGTGTATAACTTTTAGATTACCTATTAAGCTTTGTTTATTCAAATGTAACCAACCTACAAATAAAATAAACAGGAAGCAAGTGAAATATATATCCCTCGATTTAAGTGGTTCATTTCTTAAATAATACAATGGTACTACTTTAATTAGCGTATTTATTATTATAAAGTAGAAAATAGTCTCTCTACTTGTGCCATACACTAACATTAATAGTAACATTATTATATTATCAATTAAACCTAATATCAAAGGAAATTTTGGCGAAAAATTTGTTATCTTAAATGCATATAAAATATACCATAAATATATCCAATATGAAAAAACTAAATCAGCTCTCAATGCCGCCATTTACATTATACACATAAGAAAAAACAACAACTAGATAAACATTCTAAAAAACTAGCACAACAAAATGGATCATTTACTGGCTGTTTATCATCTAATAATTTCTTATTTAATTTATCATCTATTTCTTTTGGAGAATCCATATAATATATTTCAATCTATATTTATATCAATTTTCATATTTTAAAAACTATTATTTAGGTAAATTTATTTAAATAATAATACCATAGTTAATTAATAATGAAATCTAGAAGTGAAAAGTCTAATCATTCCATGACAAATTGCACCAAAACAGGAATTAAGATTAAGAATACAGGAAATGATTATAAAGCAGATCCTTTTGCCAATGTTAATCCTTTTGCAAATCAAGTAATACAGCCTGACAGAGTTGATGTAAATTATGATAAATCAAATTATGAATCGCTTGACTTAAATATTGATAATTATTCGAGAGAAGAATTATATAAGTTATTTGGTTTCAGAACTACAGCTATACTTAGTCAAGAAAATATGAAAGAAGCTAAAAAAATTGTTCTTAAAACACATCCCGACAAATCTCGTCTTGATAATAAATATTTTGTATTTTTCAATAAAGCATATAAGAAGTTACTGGATATTTATGAATTTCAAAATAAAACTACGACAAAAAAGACGGCTGATACTAACGAATATTATGATAGTCAAAATACTCAAGTCTTAGACAAGATGTTTGACATGAAAAAAGATTTGAAAGATTCAAATAATTTTAATAAATGGTTCAATGAACAATTTGAGAAACATCGTGTAGAAGACCCGGTTGAACATGGATATGGTAATTGGTTAAAATCTGACGAAGACATCGTTTTTACTCCTCAAAATATAAATAAAGATTCTATGGCGAGAGAAATGGAAAAAAGAAAGAAAGAAATACAAGCACTTACTCCATATACCGGAGTTGGAAGTTCATTTGGTGGTTCATCTGTAGGCGGTTCTTCCCTCATGGAATATAACAGCAATTTTTCATCTGGTTCCTTGTTTAGTAGCGGAGGTGGTATGGGATTTACTGATTTGAGACAAGCATACGTAGAGTCAGTTATTCCTGTAACAGAGGAAGATTTTAATAAAATGCAAAAATTTAAGTCAGTTGATGAATATAAACGTCATAGAGAGAATGCTAATTTGACTCCTTTAAGTAAAGAAGAAGCTATGCGTGAGTTATTTTATCAAGAAAAGAAAGAGAACGAAGAATCTGCAGCCTTAGCATTTTATCACGCTCAACAATTAGAAAAAGCAAAGAAAAATAATGACACATTTTGGTCTGGATTAAAACAATTGACTAATTGGTAAATCACTTTTCTATAAGTGGAACAAAAAAAAGAAGAAAAAGATAAAATAATATAAAATTAATTATTTATATTATTTAATGCCTGAAGGACCGGAAGTTTGGATTTTAAGCAAAGCTATTAACTCTCATTTTAACGATCAAAAATCGTTATCATATGGCAAGCATTTATTTATCTTTGATAAAAAAGAGAATTGGTCATTTGGATTAACAGGAAAAGTACAATTAGATGAAAAAAGTGAGTTATTTAAGTTGAATACTGGATGGATTTATGGAGACCAAGTTAAATATGAAAATTTAGAACTAGAAAAAGATAAACTTGGTATAGATTTTATGACAGCAGACGAATTAATCGTCAGAGAAGAAGTCGATAAATGGATTAAATCAAAGAAAAAGTTAGCAGGATTAATGTTAGACCAAACTAAAATAGCAGGAATAGGTGTCGCATGGGGCTCAGAAATTTTATTCAAAGCTGGACTACGACCTGATATGCGAGCTTGTGACCAAAATTTAAGTACTCTAGCTGATAGTATTCTTTATATTCGAAATCACATAAAGAATATTTATGAAAAAGAACTTAAAGAACCTGAAACCCTTATAAATAATTGGTTCGAAAATTTATATGAGGTAAGAGAGATGCAAATCTATAAAAAAGGTTCTAAAATTGAAGTGCTAGGTCGCAGTTGGTGGGTCTAAGGTCGAATTTATATATATTTCGTAGTTGGACCATTGAACACGACATAATGGACATGTTCTTTGATGCGGTCTTCTAGTTTCTAACCATTGTTTCATTGCTATTTCACTAAAACAATTTTTACACTGATGACAAGACATATATTTATCTCCTATAACAATTGGTTCGCTAGATATCGGACAATTTGATACATCTATCTCTAAGATAGGTTTATTAATTGGTTCGCTATATGTTATACTCGTTATTACATTATTACTTAAATCAACCAGAGGCGTTGGATTTCTCCTGTTGTTATCCCCGCTACTTATATAAACTGGTCCTCGTGATATTGGTAATGTGTTATTACGTAAATCAATTGTGTCACAACATAAGTCGGATGAAAATGCTAGTCCGCCCATACCATTCGCTTGTCTGTAAATGTTTGATTGCAAACTGTAAATTTTTACATTATTAATAGCTGTATCAAATATTAATGTAAGAGATGTAATATCCATTCGTGAGAAATTAGGCGAGCCTTCAAATGATTGAATAGTTCTTTCAGTATATTCTTTGCCATAATTAAATGGAAAATATAGCAAGTTTTGATTAATCTTTTTACATTTGGTTCTAATTAAAAAACGATTTAAATCAAATCTATCATTACCATTAAATTTTAAATAAATATTGTTTAAATTATCTACATTTTCGCACTCAATAAAAAAACCTTTTGATATATGACAAAATGGTAACCTTCTTAATTCATAAATATCTGATGTTTGACTTGAGTCATTTATATCTGTCTTTATATCGATAAATGAAATTTGTTGTATAATATCTTCGCATGCGCGTTGCGACATTTCACGTCTCTCTTGTCTATCTAGATATGTAAGTTTACTAACAATACCATAACTCGATATACAGTTTAAACTTTCATTTTGTAAAAATTTAAATCTAACATCGTGATATGCCAAACCTATTAATTTCAAATCTCCGAATAACATATCAAAACATAAATTGATATACATTTTTTCATCGCATATTATTGGTTCATTTAGATTGATTAATAAACTTAAAGGTAATTGTTGCACAGTTTGACCACCTATTTCCATATTTAAAATAAGTTTTTTGACATCTGATATATTAAATCTATCTGGGTCAGAAAATTCTAATTCCAAATATTCTGGAATAATTATATCAGCATTTCTTGTAATAAGTATAGGATTTGTTACACCTGATTCAAATGTTAAATATTCATGTGCAACATTTCTAAGATTCATAGCTGTATTTTCAGCACCTACAGCAACTAATTGCATTAATCCGCCGGACATTTATAATAAGTATTTAAATATTATTCTTTTATATCATTTTAATATATATATAAATGACTACAAAATTAGCCAAAGGCCACTCTAAGTTAGAAAATGGACTATTTATATTTAGGAGGGATTTACGAATCGTAGACAATAATGGATTGAATTTTCTCTCTGAATTATGTAATAATATTTATACGATTTTTATATTTACGCCCGAACAGGTTGGTTCTGGAAATAAATACAAATCAGACAATTCCGTCCAATTTATGATTGAATCACTCGAAAACTTGTCAACCGAAATTAGAAAGCAAGGTGGCCACCTTCATACTTTCTATGGCAATAATAATAAGGTTATTGCAGATTGTATTAAAGCGTGGGATATTAATGTTGTTGCTTTCAATTTAGATATTACACCTTATGCTAGAGAGAGGGATGACAAAATAGTTAAATTGTGTCAAAAAATGAAAGTCTTTGTGACATATGACCATGATTATTTTTTACATGAACCTGGCTCTATTAGGACTGGAACTGGTGAACCATATCAAAAATTTACACCATATTACGAAACCGCATCGAAGATTAAAGTACAGCCTCCTGTTGGTTTAAGAAAATTACCTTTAAAAAGCAAAGATAACCATGTATCAAATAAAATATCACTTAACCATGCTCTTAGTCGTTTTACAAAACCTAATCCAAATATTTTAGTTCGTGGAGGACGTCCAGAAGCACTCAAATTGTTAGCAAGAGCGTCACGAAATATAAAAAATTACAACGCAGTTCATAACGATTTAAGCAAACAAACTTCTGAACTAAGTGCGTCTATAAAATTCGGATGCGTATCTATTCGCGAAGTTTATAAGACACTCCACAGCAAAACTGGTCTCATTCGTCAGTTATATTGGCGCGATTTTTATGCGAATGTTTTATATGAATTTCCTCGTGTAATTGGCCATTCATTGAAGGAAAAATATGACAAGATACATTGGCATCATAATAGCAACTGGTTTAAAAAATGGTGCGATGGGGAAACTGGCTTCCCAATTGTCGACGCGGGTATGAGACAAATGAACCAAACAGGTTATATGCATAATCGTGCGCGTTTAATTGTTGCGTCATTTTTAGTTAAGACGCTTCTAATTGATTGGAGAGAAGGTGAAAAATATTTTGCACAAACACTTACAGATTATGATGTCGCAAATAATAATGGGAATTGGCAGTGGATTAGTGGTGGTGGTGCGGATTCACAACCATACTTCAGAGTGTTTAATCCTTGGCGACAAGCGGAAGAATATGATCCCAAATGTGAATATATTAAGAAATGGGTGCCTGAGTTAAAAGATGTTCCTAATAAAGATATATTTAAATGGGAAACAGAATTTGTTAATTATAAGGACATCAAATATCCAAAACCAATTGTTAATTATGAAGAACAGAGAGATAAAGTATTAAAAATGTATAGCAATATTTTTTAGTTATTTTAGAATTATATATATATAATGCCAAGAACTGAGCTTAATATAACTGGGGATCAAACAGATATTTTTAACGAATTATACGAAAAAAATAAATATACTCATGATGAAATTAATAAGTTGTGCGAAAAGTTATTTAGGTTGAACGGTATTGATAGTACAACTGTTACTATAAATACGCCATTTGCAGATTTAGACTTAACAGATGATAGTATCTATGATCAAAATTTTAAGGAATTTATAGAATCTTGTAATAAAATTTTTGATGATAGTAGAATTTCACCTGAAAGTAAGTTTATTAAAATTAATTCTAGTTTTAAAAATAATTGCTATAGTAATGATTTTAAAAATAAATTTAAATTATATTTATTACAATTGAGATATATTTGCTGTTATAATCATTTAATATTAAATAAAAAACTTCTTGATGTCATATTAAAAAATATAAAGTTATTAGGTAATTGTGATTCAGAGCTTATAGATAAATATACAACACAAGAAGTTAGGGGTTTTGCTTCTACTGTCGCGACAACCGCTTCATCAATTGCAAAAAAGGCTTGGAATGCAGCGCCAAGAGCGCCTATTTCTCAGGAGACTAGACAAACAATAACGAGCAAAGTAAAAAGCGCTAGAGACGAATTACAACATTTTATTATAGATCTTCAAAATAAGGGAGTTGAAGCTATTATGGATACTTCTAAGGTGAAACGGGTAGATTTACCGCCAACACAGATTTTAAATATACCTATTGATTTAGATATAAAGGAGGATGATAAATCAAATCAGGATGATAAATCACTAACTCAATCAGATAAGTTAAGATTATTAAGATTAAAAACTAGGAATAATTTTAATACTTTATCTGATTTATATCAAATCGGTTTTGTAAGTTCGTGTGATGTTGCTAATTCAGTTGACCATCTTAAAAAAATTGATACAGCAATAGATCTTAATAATACTAAAATATCACTTAAAAATTCTTTTAATACAGAATTAGCATATTATAAAGCTAGAGTTGCTGGAGGTGACCATGATATTATTAGTAATACACTTAGATCACTAGGTGTTGGGTTGGCCCCAGTTTCATTAGGATTTTCTATAGTTGCTACTAACGTAATTAGTTATATATTAGAAGAATTTTTTAAAACTAACTATGTTAAATCTTTAAAAGAAAGTAAGGAAAATTTAGATGCTTTTAGAAAAAAATTAAACAAATTTATACTATATTATGCGAAAAAAGGAAAATTAATTAATCTAGATACTATTGAAAATTGTACTTTACAGAGTGGAACAGCTAATAACTTATTTTATACTGCATCACAAATTCAAGAAGAATTCTTTACTCAAACATATAATAATTATGATAAATTTCTTATAAAATATAATAATTTTATTTATGTATATAATCTAATTTGTGATAAAACACAACAGGAAATATTTAAATTTATAAAGTGCGGTGATAATTGTGATGATGCTGATACACCTGCTAATGCTCCTGCTGATACACCTGCTGATACACCTGCTAATGCTCCTGCTGATACACCTGCTAATGCTGATGCTCCTGCTCCTGCACCTGCTAATGCTCTTGCTGATGCTGATGCTCCTCCTGCAGTGAATGCTGTTGATGATTATGAAACTAAAATAAATAAGCTTTATACAGTTTTAGAGCATGAGGGTTGTTTAACTAGATATTCGACTTCCCAAAAATTTTATATGGATAAATCTGAAGATGAAAAGAAAGAAATATTAAGAACAATGTTTCAAAAATCTACTGAAGACATACCTATTCCTATAAGATGTGGTAAACAACAAATCTCTGCATTATTTCAAAACTTTATAGAACCTGTTCTAAGTGAAAAGTATACAGATTATAATACCATTATAAGAAATCCAGCAACAACAACTACGCTATATGGTCGTAAAGTGGTGCCCCCTGTTCGTTTTAATGGATCTGGTGGTAAAAGAAAAACAAGAAAATTAAGAAAAAATAAAACCAGAAAACAAAATAAACAAATAAAATCATATAGAAAAAGACACACTAGAAGACGTTAAAACACAATTTTAGTTCAACAAATATTTATTAAATAGCTCTATCAATTTTTCCTTCGTTATAGGTTTTTCATAAACTTCCTTTGCACCGTTTTTTATAAATTCGTCTTTCTGTTCAATAAGTGCATTGCCAGTTAAACCAATTATTATTGAATTTTTATCTAACTCTGTTATCAATCTACTACATTCATTACCATCCATAACTGGCATTTCTTGGTCCATTAATATAATATCAAATATTCTTTTGCTATTACTATTTTTACTATTTTTACTATTTTCATATTCTGATTTATAAACTTTATAACCTTCATCGCCATTAGATGCAATTGTCACATCTTTTATTTCCAAATTATTTAATATTTTTAAAAATAATTTTTGAATTGTTCTATTATCGTCTACAAATAACAGTTTTATTTTCGAAAAATCAACTTGTTTACTATTTTCAACAATACTTCTTATTTTTGAGGTAAATTTTTTATTTGAATTTTGTCTCATAATTGAAGGTATTTTTGATTTTTTTGATTTTTCGTTGAAATTTGTTTCAATTGTCTCCTTTTTTGGACTCTTTGTACCAACGCCTTTTATTGAACCTACAGAATTATCGCGAAATAATGTTTTCATTTCAATAAAAGGTATTTCAAAATAAAACTCACTACCTTTTCCATATTCACTATTAAAATTTATTAAACCCTCATGTTTCTCAACTATTATTTTTGCTATACTTAACCCTAGCCCTGTTCCACCACCTTTCTGTTGTTTTTCAGGGTCGATTTGTTGGAAATCTTTAAAAATTAATTCATGGTTTTCATATTTTATTCCAACACCATTATCTGTAACTGAAAATTTTATGTATTCTTTATCTTCTCTTTGTATTTTATTAATTGAAAAAACAATTTTACCACCATTATTAGTAAATTTAAATGCATTAGATAATAAATTAATTATCACTTGTTTAATTCTAATATAATCACCTTTTATACTTATACTTCCAATATTATTTTCGCAAATAAATTGTATATCTTTATTTATTGCATTACGTTCCATAGATAATACACAACTTTGCTGTAAATCGTTTAACATAAAATATGACATTCTTATTGTTATCTCATTTGTTCTTAATTTTTCTAATGTTAGTACATCACTAATTATATCAACAATTATTTTAGATGAATCCTTTATATGGTCTATATTTTCAATTATTTCTTTTTTATCCGAATTAACAATATCTATATTTTTTAACTTCAATAACACATCTATTTCATCAAATTTTATTTCAATTGATGATACCAAATTATCACTTAAAATGCTTATTATATTTAAATAATTTCTAATTTCGTGAAATATATGATAGAAAAAATTTTTATTATTTGAAATATTACTCTTAACCTTCATTTTAATTTTTTCTTTTAAAAATTGACATATTGTTTTGCAAATAACTTTATACTTATCCTCATTTATATTATACAATATGTAGACCAAATATTCTTTGTTATATAGTTCACAAAATGTAGTATCAATAAGTAGATAATCACTATCCAAAAAAATATTTTTAAATGAACACTTTTTTGAATTTATATGGTTAAATATAATTGAGTAAACTTCATTATCAAAGAGCTTTATATTTTTAGCTTCAAAACCTAGTTTGTATTTACAATTATCCTCACAATTACTATTTAATTCTTCTTGAACATTAAAATTAAATATATTTAGTTCTTTATTTACCTCAAAATCAATTTGTGTCAAATTGCAACATATTTCTTTTATATTTATTAACCATTCAGACACATCATCTTTATTATACATGTATTCAAAAGATAAATTAAAATAATTATTGTTAGTATAA